TATCAAGGGTGACGTAAACCTTACGATTGATTCAAACTGCAAGACTTATATCAAAGGTGATTGGGATATTCAAGTTGACGGTAACAAGACGGAAGTTGTCAAGAAGAATGTTACGGAAACATACGGTACAGAAAATGGAGCTCATGCACATACTATAAGTGTTACAGGTAAAAGAGCAGAGACAGTAACCAATACTGTTACGGAAACATATCAAGACGCAAAGACGGAAGAAGTCACTGGACTTGTTTCCGAAACATATAAAGCAAATCAAACAACAAACATAACAGGTACACTGGACTTGGATGCATCTACGGAAATAGATGCTGACGCTGGTGTAATCAATCTGAACTAATGCCTGGCGTAGTAAGAATAGGGGATGCCCACATTGGACACGCTTCTCCCACACCAAGTCCATTTCATCAAACCACATATGCAACTGGTTCTGGTAATGTTTTAGTAAATGGTAGGGGAGCAGTAAGGATAGGTGACATTACATCTTGTACTGATCCAGCCGTGGGTTCTAGTCCTGACGTATTTGTAAACGGAATACTAGTTCATCGTTTAGGTGACGCAACTGGCGGACATGGTTCATGGGTGCCAAATGCTTCTGCATCATCATCGTCAAATGTTTTTGCGAATGGTGGTAGTGGGGGCGGAACACCAGCAGACCCATCAAAGGCAATTGCACAGAATGGTTCTTGTGTTCAGTATGATTGGAACAATGGAGTCTGTCTAGACTAAGGAGATAAAGTAATGCACGAGTATAAGTGTAAGATAACAAGAGTGGTTGATGGTGACACAGTAGATGTTGATATCGACTTGGGGTTCGGTGTATGGATGCTCAAACAAAGAATTCGTATGTATGGTATTGACACACCAGAATCTAGAACAAGAGATTTAGAAGAGAAGAAGTACGGACTGGCTGCAAAAGACTTTCTTGTGAAGTGGACTAACGCCGGCGGACTTGTTCTCAAAACACACAAGGATGGTAAGGGTAAGTTCGGCAGGATACTTGGTGAGTTGTGGTATGGTGAAGTAAACATCAATGAAAAGATGATTGAAGAACATCACGCAGTAAGATACATGGGTCAGTCCAAAGAAGATATCGCAGAAGAACATATCAAGAATAGAGCTTTCATTAATCTATAAGTTTCGTTATAAATACAAATAGGAGAAACCTATGACTGCAAACCCAACAGCATTTCGTGATGCAGAGAGAACGAATAGCTCTGATAGAAATGCACAAATATTCAAAGACATTAACCTGTCACTTGCAAGACATCCTATTACTGGTGACATTGCAACGCTTTCTAATGTTGAGGCAGTCAAACGTAGTGTTCGCAATTTGGTTAATACCAATTTCTATGAGCGTCCTTTTCATCCAGAGATAGGCTCTAATGTTCGTTCAGTTTTATTTGAACCAGTATCACCAATCGTTGCAACGGTTTTGGAAAGACACGTTAGAGATGTTATTGCAAACTTTGAACCAAGGGCAGAACTAGTTGATGTTATTGTTTCGGACAATTCTGATGCAAATGAGTACAGAGTACAAATAAAATTCTTTATAGTCAACTCTTCGGACATTGCAGACATGAACATATTTTTAGAGAGATTAAGATAAGATGGCAGAGTCAAAATTACAAGTCACCGAATTAGATTTCGATGATATAAAAAATAATCTAAAGACATATCTCAAAGGCCAGTCAGAATTTTCTGATTATAATTTTGAAGGTTCAGGGTTGTCTGTTCTAATTGACACCTTAGCATATAATACACATTACCTTGGTATGAATGCAAATATGCTTTCAAACGAAATGTTTCTTGACACTGCAACACTTCGTTCATCTGTAGTATCTCATGCAAAGAAACTAAACTATACTCCACGTTCTGCTAGAGCTGCAGAAGCATTCGTCAACGTACAAGTTAATAATAGTAATCTTTCTTCAGTAACAATAGATAAGGGTACAAAGTTTACAACTTCAATAAACAATAATACATATGGTTTTGTTGTGAATGAATCAAGGACTGTTCAACCAACGAATGGTGTTCTCAAATTTGAAAACCTACCTATCTATGAAGGAACATTGGTTAGTGCAAAGTATACCGTTGACTTCAATAATCCAGAAAAGAAATATGTTATTACAAGTGACAGAGCAGATACTACAACTCTAACTGTCACTGTTCAAAACTCTTCGTCTGATGCCACTACAGAAGTTTTCAATCTTGCAAAAGATATCTCAACTGTAAACGCTACTGACAAAGTTTATTTTTTACAAGAAAATGAAGAGGGTAGATTTGAAGTTTATTTCGGTGACAATGTTATTGGTAAGAAACTTATTAACGGAAACATTGTTATACTAGAATACATTGTAACTAACAAAACAGAAGCAAATGGTGCAACTACATTCAGTGGTACAGCAATTGGTGGTGTGTCTAACATTACTATAGAAACCATGCAGGCTGCGTCTGGTGGAGCAGAACCAGAAACTATTGAATCAATTAAGTACTATGCTCCTCTTAATTATTCTGCACAGAGAAGAGCAGTAACCACATCAGATTATAAATCTATTCTACCAGAGATATATCCAAACGTCAAGTCTGTTCAGGTATGGGGTGGTGAAGATAATGATCCACCAATCTATGGACAAGTGTATATCGCAATCAGTCCATTGTCTGGAGCAAAACTAACTCAGGCCCAGAAAGAATTTATTGTTACTGGATTGAAACCATTTAACGTAGCATCTGTTCGCCCACAGATTGTTGATCCTGAGACAATTAATATTATTGTAGATACAAACTTTAGATACAATGCTCTTGCAACAACAAAGACTGCATCTGATTTACAGACAGAAGTTAATACGACAATAACAAATTATTCTGTAGGGAGTCTTGAGAAGTTTGATAATATGTTTAGATATTCTGAGTTATCACGTTTGATTGATAGCACAGATGAATCCATTCTTTCAAACATCACTACTGTTCGTATATACAAATCTTTAACACCACAACTCAATACGTTAACACAATATACAACAAAGTTTTACAATCAATTTTTTAATCCACACGCAGGCCATGGTTCTGTTTTATCTACTACTGGATTTAAAATTTCTGGTTCAACTGCTGAACAGTTCTTGGATGATGACGGTAGAGGTAATGTTAGAATTTTTAAAGTTGAATCTAACCAAAAGGTTTATGCAAACGCAGCAGTAGGAACAATTGATTATACAGAAGGAACTATAATTCTTAATAATCTTACGATTACATCTGCAACAAATACTGATGGGTCTATTCACATGATTGTTATTCCAGAGTCAAATGATGTTCTCCCTGTAAGAAATCAACTCTTACAAATAGACATATCCAAAGGAAGTGTTGGTGCAACATCTGACAATTCTGGCCAGGGCGCATCAACTAGTTCATATTCTCCTGTTGGTGGGGGAACTGTGACAGACACTACCACCACAACAACAAGCAGTAGTTCTTCATCAAGTTCAAGTTCATCAAGTTCAAGTTCTTACTAAGATAGGTAATTAAGTATGGCTGGTAATAACCCATCTTTCAAAAATAAAGTATCTCCTCTCATTGATGGACAACTTCCTAATTTTGTTAGGGATGACCATCCACTATTCATAAACCTCTTAAAACATTACTATGAGTTTATGGAAGGGGCACAACTATCTCTTGGTGGATTTAATGATTATATTATTCAAGAAACAAACTCTGTTAATTATGTTCTAGACCAGAACGGAGACAATATTGTTCTTGAAACATCTGTAGCAAAGTTTGTTACAGGAGAAACTATTGTTGGTGATACTTCAAAGAGTAGTGCAAAGATTATTGTAGATGATTATGATGCTAGTAAAAAGATTTACATTACATCACAACAAAGATTCAATTTTGGGGAAAAGGTTACTGGACAAACTTCTGGTGCAAGTGCAGTAGTTACTGACTACAAAGCAAACCCCATACAAAATATTCAACAACTTCTTGCATATGCAGATGTTGATAATACCGTATACAAATTCCTTGATAAGTTTAAAGAATCAATTCTTCGTTCTATACCAGAGACAGTTGCAGAAGGTATAGATCAAAGAAACCTTATTAAGAATATTAAAGATTTGTATGAGGCAAAAGGAACTGAAGATGGTCATAGACTATTCTTTAGAATTCTTTTTGATGAGGAATCTGAATTCCTATACCCAAGGGAGAGTATGCTCAGAACATCTGACGGTCAATGGTCAGATGATTTTGTTATGAGGGTTCTTGAAATTGGAACATCTGATTTCAGTGAACTTATTGGACAAACAATTACTGGCCAGACATCTGGTGCAACAGCCATCGTATCATCTCTTGTTAAGTTTAAGAGTGGAACAACACTTGTCACAGAACTCAATCTAGATCAAACTACTATTAATGGAACATTTGTAATCGGTGAGGTTATAAAAGGTATATCCACAGAACTTGACTTAGAGATTAGTGCAACACTGTCTGGTATTGTTGGTGAAGTAACTATTACCGATGGCCCAGCTGGGCTGATGAACATGAACATGGATGGGTATGGTATTAAGGGTGGACAATATTATGAGGTTGGTGACACAGTTACATTTGAAAAGCTAGGAACAATTGGTGTTCGTGGACAGGTTAGCAGAGTTGGCGCTGGTAGTATTGATGAGATATACATTGCCAATCGTGGTACTGGTTATAATGAAGGTGATGTAATCGCTATCGAAAATGCAAACACAAATGGTGTTGGCGCTGCAGCAAAGCTTGCAGTTGTTGGTGGTTCATTCCTCTTAGAACCTTTTACTGCTCCAGATAGTGTGGTTCAGAACTGTACTGACGTACATGACTTGGTTGTAGACCATGCAAGTCAGATTGACTTAGAAGATGCAAGCATAACAACCAAGTATCTACAACTTGAAGATGGTACTGGCTCAATAGTACAGGAAGATGGAACACTAGTAACAACAAGTCATCGCTCTCAATTATTAATTGTAGAAGAACCTGACTCTCAGGATATTAGTTATCAGGGTGAAGCACTTATACTTGAAGATGGGAATCAACTTCTTAGAGAAGAGACTAACGAATTCAATATCGGTATGGAACAAGATACTGATGGTGTGACTAAACTTCTCCTTGAGAATGGGGATGATATTATTATTGAAACACAAACCTTTACAGATTTGGGAGTTGCAGCAGAGGCTGGACAAATCACAAAGGTTACAATTCTTGACGATGGTAATGGATACACATCTCTCCCAGCAATCAGTGTTACAAGATCAGCTGCGAATCCTTCAGCAACTAATGCAGTGTTGGTTGGAATATCTCATAGTGGAGTGGGTAGTGTAAAGGATGTTTCTATAACAAACTATGGTTTGGAATACACTGGAGCTCCAAAGGTTACATTTAATAAAAAGATTATTATTGCAAATCCAACAGGTAACTATACTGTCGGTGATACTCTTACCTCATTCACTGGAACAGTTGTTGATTGGAATGCAGATACTAACCTTCTTGAACTAGAAACAACTGTAGAAGATTTTGTTTTAGGGGATATCATTACTTCAATTGGCGGTATCACTGGAACAGTTGTACAGGAAATGGGAGCGTTCGGTTCTACAACCCTAGAACCAGTTGTTCGTTCTGATGGTACATTTATAACTGATAGGGGTAAAGTATCAGAAGATACGATGAGAGTTCAAGACTCCCTCTATTATCAAGATTACTCTTACGTTGTTCGTATCGGCCAATCTATTAACCAGTGGAGAGAGAGTATTAGAAACTCTGTGCATCCTGCTGGTTGGAACGTCTTTGGTGAGGTTTCTTTTGCAACAAGTCTCGCACAGGCACAAGCAAACTCATTAAGAATTCAAGTACCTACTGCTGGTGATGTTCAAGACTTTACTGCTGATACTGATACATTCACACCAGAACTTGCATCTACTCTCACAAACCTTTTCACTTCTATATTCGGTAGAAGATTGGGTACAACAACAGACGGAACTTCAGTTGTCACAACGCCACTCAAAGGATACTCTGATATTTCTGATGTTCCAAGTGGTAGAGAAGTGACACTAACCTCTACTGTTTCTGTAACAATCGGAACAGGAAACAATATTGGAAAACAACAAACCGTCTTGGGCCCAACACTTGACTTGTTACCTAAGTATGCGTTTGCAGTTCCACCTGTATTAGATGACGGACAGATACCAAACTATCCTGGCATCTATCGTAATCCAAGAGTTGGACACAATAGTGGTGCATACTTTACTATTGACCAATTTGGACAGTATCCAATTAATCATGTGTCAACGAGGTTTGGTACATTAGATAGCTTTGATGATACTACTCAAACTTTTGATTCAAATACTACATCATTTGATGATAATGATATTGTTATTCCACCAATCGCATTTAAGACTAGGATTAATGTTCCACCGCCTGGCGAAATAAAAGTAACTCGTGGAACACTTATCAATGCGTTTGATCAAAACTTTATTACATTTGATAATGCAAATAACACATATGATGAGGACGGAACTCAGGGAACTTATGGTACACATAACGCATCATTTGATGATGCCACTGGAAGTGGTGGTACTTTTGACTCAGGAACAATAACTTTTGATACGGCTCCACCTCAGAAATCATTTGATACTAACCTAATTTCATTCGATTCAAGTACAAATACACTTGACGAAACCTTATAAATAACATTAGAATATATCTACTAGGAGATAAGAAATGGCAAAAGCAGCAATCGGCGTAGGCTCATCAGCAAACGATGGTACAGGAGATGACCTTCGTTCTGGTGCAGTTAAAATTAACGCCAACTTTACAGAACTCTATACTGAATTGGGTGACGGCACTAACTTGCAAACTACATCCAAAACTCAAACACTTACAAATAAAACTTTAACAGCACCTTCTATTAATGGTGTCGTTGGTGGAACTCAAACTTCAGCAACAATCACCACACTTACAACTGGTGGAATTACTGGAACTGGTGGTGCATTAGAGATTACCGCTGACAACAACATTGTTGAGTTCAGAGGTGATGGTACAAACAGTGGTACTGTTGGAACAATACAGTTAAATTGTAGTGCAAACTCACATGGACAAAAAATTCAATCTCAGCCACATAGTGCCAATGTAACAAATACAATGACACTTCCTGCTGGCGCAAGTTCTACATTAGTAAGTTTGGTATCTGCTGATACACTTACTAACAAGACTTTGACTACACCAACTATTGCTTCTATTACAAATGGTGGTACAGTTACAATTCCATCTGGTGCAGATACACTTGTTGCAAGAACATCTACAGATACTCTTACAAACAAAACACTAACTTCACCAACTATTACTGGTACAGGTGCAATCGCTGGTACATTCACTGGTAACATTGACGGTATCGTTGGTGGAACAACTCCTGCCGCAGTTACAGGTACAACCATTACTTCAACTACTACTTTCCAACTCAAGACATATGCAGATACAACTGCAAGAGATGCTGCAATTTCATCTCCTGCCGCTGGTATGTTGGTTTACTTGACTGCAACAAATAAAGCACAGGTATACACTGGTAGTGCTTGGGAAACAATTACCTCATCATAAGATAGGATAGAGAACTATGGCAATTGATAAAATTAATGCAACTGCACTTTTAGATGGTGGTGTCTCTACAGCAGATATTGCTGATGATGCCGTAACCACTGCAAAGATTGCTAATGCACAAGTAACTCTTGCAAAACTTTCTGCATCTGGAACAAAAAATAATACAACATTCCTTCGTGGAGATAATACATTCTCTCCATTGTCTACTACCCTTGCCGGATTAGAGGATGCCACAATTAATTCAGGTGATCCTAATCAAAGCTCAAATAAAACACCAGTAGGACATTTGTGGATAAACTCTACTTCTGGTGAATCATATGTTTTAACAGATGCAACAAATAATGCAAATGTCTGGACAAACATTGGTGATGGAACAGGTAGTGTTCCATATTCCATTGAATACCTCGTAGTCGCTGGCGGTGGCGGTGGTGGTGGAAACGGCACTGGTGGAAGCTCTGGTGCTGGCGGTGGCGCTGGTGGAATGAGAACTGGTTCAATTAGAGCAACTATCGGTAGTGCAATGACTATCACTGTTGGAAGCGGTGGTGCAAGAGGTGCTCAAGGAAACAGTAGTCAGCCTGGTACTATAGGTGGTAACTCAGTATTCGGTTCTATAACATCTACTGGTGGTGGATACGGAGCAGGAAACCAAGGAACAGGTGGTAATGGTGGTTCTGGAGGCGGAGGCGCATATAATGG